CAAGGGTGGCATTCACGCCACACATAACAATGCGATTTGGTCAGGCAAAAACATAGTTACAGGACACCTGCACAGCCTAAAGGTCACGCCTTTTTCGGACTACAACGGGGTGAGATACGGAATAGATACTGGCACTCTTGCAGAGCCCTATGGTCCACAATTTGAGGACTATACCGAACAAGGACCACTTAACTGGCGCAGTGGCTTTGCAGTGCTGACTTATGTGGATGGCAAGCTCTTGTTGCCTGAATTGGTGACGACACACGGCCCCGATTCCATTGAATTTAGAGGCCGTGTGATTCAAGTTACTCAGTAACTTCTTCTTCAACAACTTCTTCTTCGTCTTCTTCAACTTCGGGCTTCACTTCGTCCCAAGTGCCAATCCAACCATTGTCTTCTTGGAATTCAATAAATTCTTTCAAGACTTCAATGTGGTCAAAATCGCTTGTTTCTACTGTAACGGTGCTAGTGCCCAACCAGCCGATTGTCATTTCAAATTTAAACATATTTGCCCCTAATGCAGCGGGATTGCTGCATATGCTATCCTATAGGCTAAAAATGACGATTGGAAGACTAAGGAAAATCATGGCTACAAATATGGTATTGACACGCGAAAAACCAAAGCACTCAAAAGCTAAGGAATACGTTTTTGAGCGTGAACACAAAAAAGAAGCCCGCAAAGTGGCTGAATTGGAAAAAGAATTAAAAAAGCATGAGCGCACCGACATGGCTCACGCGCACCCCATGCACCGTTCGCATGAGGCTAATCAGAAATCGGCCCCGCTTCCGTCAATGAGGAAGTAGGCACTTTTGCAGGCCACAGTCCTAAGTTGGTAAGTTTTTGGACTGTTTTAATATGAGCGTCAAGCCACAAAGCCTGGCGCTCATCTTTTGATAGATTTTTGCCTTGGTCTAGTTCAGCATGGCATAAAAAACAAAGACTTGCGATTAAGTTATCGTCAGCCTTAATTGACTTGCCGCGCCCACCACCCCAATTAGCGTGCGCTGCTACAACAGTACCATCGTCTGCCCCGCAATGCTGGCAAGGTATTTCCCTGGCGTTTCTTAACAGCGCTGGTGACCGCACATAACTATGCTTCGGAAATTTCATTAAGCGCTTGCCATTCTTCTTCAGTAATTAGCGGAATTGCCGCAGGGATTTCTTCAGAAACAATTTTTCTCCATTTAAATTCGCGTTCAATGCGTTCAAATTCATCGTCTTCAGTGTTCATGCTTGCTCCTTGACCATCATCTCTGCAATCTTTTTTAGATACTCAATGTGATCTTCAAAGGTATCCCCCAATATCAACCTGACACGTAAACCATCTTTGTTTTTTAAATCACTAATGGCAATTAACAACGCTTCAGCAAAACCTGTTTTGGTTGTTTTATCAAGTCCATCAATAAGACCTTGTGTAAACTCAGCCTCATTCGCCATATCCAGCACTTGTCGTTTACGCCATCCAGTCATTTCTTGTTCCATTCACGGCAAAATTTCTTTTGTTTCAACGTCAAGTCAGGGCTAAACCCTGCAATTGAGCATTCGGGATGTTGGGGGAATACGTCTTTGGCTGGCGGCAAAAACGCTACTAATCCAATAATGACGCATCCAATAAAAAGCTCAATCATGGGATTGCTCATAAGCCACAATTGCTTCAGCGTCTAATTCATAAGCCGTTTGCTCAGAAAGTATTGGCATAACGTCTATGCCGTTAAAAATAACTTTTTTAACGTAAGAGTTGTAAACGCCATCTGCGTCTTCTTCGTACTCCCAAAACACTGTTATAGGCGCATCTTCTAACACGGTGTTGAAATTAAACTGCATTTTCGCTCCTTAAAAAACCTCAACATTGAGGCATGGTAAATTATAAGATGACTTATAGGTTTTGTTCAACATTTTTAAAAATTATTTCTTTGTCCGCTGCCCAGGCTTCCAAAAACGTAATGAATTCCATCGCTTGTTCTTTGGTAAAATTGCGCGTCTGAAGGCCCAATTGCACAATTCCTTGCCCATCCAATGAAGGAATGATTTTGCTGCCTTGTAGCCCTGTTTCCTTGGCAAATAAGTCTACTAACAATCGCTTCCAATCCTCTGCTGACCATTTGGCTCCCAAATGACTGGCTTGTTTGGCAATTTCGCCCAACATTGCGTGATATTTTTCCTCCTGGTCGCGGCTTTTGCTTTCCGCTTTGATTTCCATGCGTAATTGTTTGCCAGCCTTCAAGCTGTCTTTGACCTTGGGCCAAATCTTTGCCATCAGTGCACTGGCTTGTTCGGGGGTGTGTAGTTGAAAAATCATTTAACAACACCAATCATTCTTAAAGCCGCTTCAGGGCCGTCAATCCTTGCCAGCGTACTACCAGACCAATTATTGAAAAAGTCTTGCTGTAAGGCCGTTAAACGCTTTCTAGGGCCATTCTTGACTTCAACCAAGAACGTGTGACCTTTGTAACCCACCAAAAGGTCAACTGGCAAGCCAATAATCCAAACGTATGCGCCAGCCGCTCGTAGTGCGCTGACCACCGCGGTTTGATTAGCGTCTATCCTTGCTGCTCGTCTAATCATTTTGTTCTTTCAGTGAGTTCATGCGCTGACGTAAATCCTCTGCTGCTTTCTGACCTCGTCGCTTGGTAATGTCTTCTAATGTAGTTTGCCACCAGTAAAACGCTTCTTTTTTCCCAATCTCCATCGCCTTCTTGCGGTAGCGCCTCACCCATTCCTGGGCTTCTGTCTGGGTCAATGTCTCCCGTAAGTTCAAGCGCTCGGTCAATGACAAAAGGGCTAAATTGCTGGCCTTCTTTGGCTCGGTCAAGGATTTGGTTTGCTTGTTCATAAGTCACTTAACAATCTCCATGCTGTTGCGGCACACAAGGGGACTTGTCCGTTTCCAATGGCTTTAAGTCTGTCCACCCTAGCGGCCACCCCATCAGCCACTCTACCCACGTTGGGTTCAGTTTTCCACCACCCACTGATGCTGCCGTAGCTTCTGGCAAATTCGGGTTGAATCCCCTTGCTGCTGCTTTGCCCATTGCTTCCGCACTCGTTGCTCCTTTGTGATCTGATGATCGAGGTGTCGGCCAATGTGCCACCACTCCCAGACCAGGTGACTTCCTGTTGCCTGACTTGTCTGTGTCCTTCCAGTCCCTTGCGTTCGGTGTTGGCCAAAATTGGATGTCCCCCAATTTGATCAAATTTTTTCCTTGGCGCGGCCTGAATTGAGCTTTTTCCCAACTTTCCTTGCTTCGAGTTATTGAATCCATTACTGTTGGAGTCGGCCATTTTTCCGAAAATCCAGATTCTGTCCCTCTTATGGTTTGCTCCAACGTCCGCTGCTCCCAACACTCCCCATTTCGCATCAAACCCCATTGAGGCCAAGTCTCCGAGAACTCGTCCAAGTCCCCTAGAAGTGAGCATTGGTGAGTTTTCCACAAAGACAAATCGGGGTCGTACTTCGTGAATGACCCGTGCCATTTCTCCCCACATTCCGCTTCGCTCTCCATCAATTCCTGCCCCTTTTCCAGCAGCGGAGATGTCTTGACATGGAAAGCCTCCCGATACGACATCAACAATTCCTCTCCACGGCTTTCCGTCAAAGGTTTGTACGTCATCCCAAATCGGGAAAGGCGGGAGAAGACCGTCATTTTGTCGCGCGCACAATACGCTTGCTGGATAGGGTTCCCACTCAACGGCACAGACTGTTCGCCATCCAAGGAGGTGTCCACCAAGTATTCCTCCACCAGCACCTGCGAATAAAGCCAGCTCATTCAAAACTCCACCTCGTCATACCATGCTTTAACGGTTTTTACTTTTTTGGGGTAGTTTGGCAAAATCGGTGCTGGCTTTGCTTTTCCGCTGTTCAGCCATTGATGATGACTGCATTTTGGTTTGTCGCCACTGATGTGAACAGCCCAAATGTTTGTGCAACCATCCACTGAACATAAATTAGAGTTGTAAATCGGCTCCTCGGGTTGCGTCTTGAAATTAGTTAGCGACATGATATTTTCCTTCCACGATTTTTGCAAAATTGCTTGGTTTCAAAATCCACTCAAGATCGGCGGTAAACGGCCGACCATCTTTGCTGTTGACCTTGCCAGTTAAAAACTTTGAACTTGCAATGTGCTTGAAAAAATCTGCCCACCAATTCAAAACATCATCATGTTGGATGGGTTTGTTCTGTGATAGTTCAATTGCCACCTCCCGCCATCGCTGCCTAAGATAACCCTGTCTAGTAGCATTCCAGACCTCCACCTTCCGCAGTGTCGGTAAGTGTTGGTGGTACAGGCTAATGACTTCTGAGTGTTTGCAATCAGGCAGTTTCTGGTCAGGTTCACCGTCAGGTGGACATATATTGGTATTTACTTGGTTATTGGTTATTGGTTTATGGTTATTGGTTGCTATTGGGGTAGCATTAGGGGGGCTATTAGCCTCCCCATCAGGGGGTGTTCCCCACCTCTTAGCCGCCCCACGTTTTCCAGCCTCTGAAAACTCTTTGTATTGCTTGATTTCCTTGTCAGCCCTTGGGTTTACAAAGCCATCTGCTGAAGAAATAAAAAATTCATTCAGGACGGTGATTACATCTTCCTCATGCTCGCGCATACCAATTTGACGGGCAATGTCTCTATGCTTTATTGGGTTTTCGTGCAAAAAATAGAAGTCCAAAAGCCTCCGGTAGGCTAGGTCTTCCATCAGAGAAAGATGGCGCGTGTGACTGATGTAGTCACCTATGTGAAACTGGTAATAGTGCATCAAAGCATCCTCGCAAACCTCCAGAAAAGAAACAACAGCAGGCGGGAGGTACGCTTTTCGGTACGCTCATGACTTCGTACCTAGCTGGTTTCAAAATATCATATCACGCTTTACTGTAAACAATCACCCGACCGTCATGTCTACGGTCAAACTGACTGCAAGGGCGGCAGAGATTTTTTCTTTTGGACTTTGAACCATGTGGGTCTCAATGTTTTTAATTGGTAGATACGCATCACAGGAACATCGTTGCCCCATTGAGCAATTGCTGCTTGTGAGATTCCTAAAATAGCGGCTAACTTGGTTTGTGACCCTGCCAGCCTGATAGCGGTTGATTTTTCCATGACTGAAGTATAACCTTACTTATGTTGTATTAATGCAACTTAGGGTTTGTCCCTACAAAATAAATTGCACAAAGCTATAAGTTGGGTTATAATTCAACCATGCCCTGAACTTCTCGGGGTCTTTTAAGAAAGCAAATGATGAAATACAAACTCAATGTTGAACGTGATGTAGATGCGGATGATGACGGATACATCCTTAACTTGCCTAACGGCTACCGTTTTGACGATGACTTAGTTCACGTTCGCGGTTACGACACCATGAAAGAATTGCGGCAAGCCGTTAAAACCGACATCATTCTTTGCAACTGCATTGGATGCGCTCAATAAAGCAAACGGGGCTTCGGCCCCAATTAACAACATTACAACTTCAGGAGATCACCATGTTTGAAATTATCTGGTCAGTTTGGAACGACAAATACATTGTTCGCCCTGTCCCGCCAATGGGCAACGTCAAACCCGTGTTTATTGGCACAGAAGAAGAGTGCGCCCAAAAAATCAAAAATTGCAGCCCTCATTAACCTTTAAAAACCTACGGGGCTTCGGCCCCACAAAAGACAAATTATGAAAGACAAAATCCTTGACGTTTTAGCCGCAGTTGCCATTGGCACTGTGTTTGCAATCTTGCTTGCATGGAGGGGCTAATGAACATCTCAATACACCGCATTGAATCAATCAAACAATTCACTAACGCCATCGTAAGAGAAGACGGCACAATCTTTTATGTGAAGACCTTGCGGGTGGAGGACAAGAACACCTGGTACGAAATTGCCTTGATTGCTGATGACAAAGAAAACTTGGAAATCAAGTGAAAACGGCAACCCTTAAACGTGCGAGAGAACTCTGGTGTAACTCGTTTACACCAGTCCACACCCAACGCCACAACATCCGCGCATGGATTAAATCTGTGCGATTCCTTGGTGAAAACCACTTGTTAGCAAAACAGATTAAGAAAGACGAATTATGAAAAACTTAGCTTCCGCACTTGTTAAAGCACAGATGGCCTTTGGGCCTGCTTTAAAGACAGCTACAAACCCGCATTTCCGTTCACGCTACGCTGACCTGTCCGCTTGCGTAGAAGCCGTTATGGACGGTTTAAACCGCAACGGTATAGCCATGATCCAGCAGTGTTCAGAGTCTGATACTGGCGTAGTGGTGGAAACCGTGTTTATTCATGAATCTGGCGAAACACTGAACTGCGGAAAACTTCACGTTCCCGCTGTTAAGCATGACCCACAGGGATATGGATCTGCTTTGACTTACGCTAGGCGTTATTCATTGATGGCTGCTTGCGGTATTGCACCTGAAGATGATGATGGCAACGCTGCCAGCCGCAAGACTGAAATTAAAAAATCTGAAGTTGACGAATCCAAAATGGCTGACTTGTTAGCTGCAATTGAGGCCACCACAACAGAAGAAGATTTAAAGAAAGCCTACATCGCCGCCTACGCTTACGCAAACGGCGAACCTACCTGGCAGAAGCGCGTTATCGCCATTAAAGACAAAATGAAAGGAAAATTGTGATGGAACAAAGATCACCTGAATGGTTTGCCGCCCGATTGGGCAAAGTAACCGCATCCAAAGTAGCTGACGTTATCGCCAAGACGAAGACAGGTTATTCAGCATCGCGTGACAACTACATGGCCCAACTGGTCTGCGAACGCATGACTGGAACTCAAGGGGAAAGCTATACCAATGCTGCAATGCAATGGGGCACAGACCAAGAACCTTTAGCCAGGGCCGCATACGAAGCGATTAAAGACGTTTTGGTGGCTGAGACAGGCTTTGTCATTCACCCGCGCATTTCAGAGGCTGGTGCGTCCCCTGATGGCCTTGTAGACTACAACGGATTGATTGAAATTAAGTGTCCTAACACTGCAACGCACATTGAAACCGTCTTACTACAAAAAGTGCCAACCAAGTACATTACCCAGATGCAATGGCAAATGGCGTGTACTGAAAGGGATTGGTGCGACTTTGTAAGTTTTGACCCTAGAATGCCTGAAGGACTCCAGTTATTTATTAAACGGGTTGAATTCGACCCTATTTATGTAAAAATGCTGGAATATGAAATCCAAGAGTTTTTAGATGAGCTAGAAACAAAAATTAAGAACCTTAACGAAAGAAAAAATGGCCACAGTACTTAAAGAACTTAGCGTTATCACAGGCAAATACACTGACGCTACAGGCAAAGAAAAAAACCGATATACACGAATTGGGTCTATCATTGACACAAAGAACGGTGAAATGCTTAAAATTGACGTCATCCCAATGATGGAAGGCGCTTGGTCTGGATGGGCATACATCAACGATCCTCGTCAAAAAGAACCAAAAGACGAAGACATTTCTTTTTAATGGCCTAACTGGACGCTCCTCCAGAAAGTCGGGCGCTGGCAGACCGTCCGCATAGGTCAATGTCTGCCACTTTTAAGGATAAATTATGAAACTATCAGATATTTTTGGCGGTCACCCTTTGAACTTGTTTCCACGAGTTCGCAAAGATGACCCAGTGACAAGTTATGAAGCAGCGGACAGCATAAAAGACAAAACCTCAGACCACTGGGACGAAATAACAAAATGCTTAGTTAAACACGGGGCGCTTGGCAAAGATGGTATTTCTAGCAATACAACGCTGGATCCTAACCAGGTTGCCAGACGGTTAAGCGAGATGGAGCGTCTTGGTTTAATTGAGCAAACGGGAAATAAAGTAAAGTCAAACACGGGCAGAAATGAACGTGAATGGCAAATACGTGTAAAATAACGCAGGCATTTCGCCTATTTCAAGGAAAAATCATGGGTTACTACGGCAAAGAAAAGACACCTAAAGGTGTAGCCGCTTCGGATCGCACTGGCGAGAAGATGGGTAGTGAAAAAGGTGTTAACAGCACTAAGTTCATGCCTGGCGCTTCTGGCGAAAAGATTCCAAAGGGCGTGAACGCATCCGATATGTCTGGTGAGCGTAAAGCCAAACTGGTCGGTGGTGTTGCAATGGGCAAGGCTGACGGCATGGGCGACCGTGTTGACGGTCACATGGGCAAGGTTGACGGTCGTTTGGGCGAGTTCAAAGGCGGTAGCCGCGAACATGAGTGCTATTCGCACGAACGCGCTGAATACAAGAAATAAAGCGAAACCACGCAGTCCGGCATGACTGCGGGTTTCTAAACCAAACAACTATGAAGGAGTTGAATGGCCTTAGACAATTGTAAAGCCTGCAAGCATTTCCAAGACCACGGTCAAATGGGAGTTTGTAGGCGTTATCCAACATACCAAAACCGCCACCATACTGAGGTATGCGGCGAGTTTTCTGCTTTACCCGTTGAAATATTGGTTTTGCCAGTCAAAGAGATGGCTGAAGAACCTGTAAAGAAACAACGCGGGAGGCCGAAGAAATGAAACTAATGCCATTGCGTGACAAGATCATTGTCAAGCCGGAAAAGCGAATCCAAAGTGCTTTGTATATACAAACCGCAGAAGCTGATTCTGTGGGTTACGTTGTAGCTGTTGGCCCAGATGCGGCTAAAGAAGGTTTAAACGTTGGCGACAAGGTTTATTTTGGTACGCTCGCCAAAGACTATGGGGATGAATACCTGAAGTTTGAGGAATTAAAGATCAACGACCAACGCCATTTAAAAATGAGTTGGCAAGACATTTGCTTTGTGGAAGAATCATGACTGAAAAACAAATTACCGACCGTATCGCCGAATTGACTAACCAGCAGAAAAGCATGGAAGTCAATTTAGTAGCCATCCAAGGCGCAATTCAAGATTGCCAATGGTGGTTAACTCAACTGGAGAGCAAAGATGCCCCTGAAGAAGTCCACCAGCCCGAAAGCGTTTAAAGAAAACATCAAAGCCGAGGTTAAGGCGGGGAAACCCGTCAAGCAGGCCGTGGCAATAGCGTATGCAGAAAAGCGTGAGGCTGAAAAAGCCAAAGCGAAACGCAAATGAAAAAGCACGACAAGCCTATTGAGCATAAAACCACGGGTAAGGGCAAGACGTACAACCCAACGGATAAAGGCGCTGGAATGACGGCTAAAGGCCGCGCTGAATATAATGCCAAGAACGGCAGTAACTTGAAGCCGCCAGCACCAAACCCAAAAACCAAGAAAGATCAAGGCCGTAAAGATTCTTTTTGTGCTCGAATGGAAGGTGTTGTAAAGAACGCTAAAGGCCCTGCGGAACGGGCTAAAGCATCACTCAAAAACTGGAACTGCTAATGGCTACCAAACCTGGCTTGTACGCCAACATCCACGCAAAACAAGAACGCATCAAGGCTGAGAAAGCCGCTGGCGAAAAGGTAGAAAAGATGCGTAAGCCTGGAGCAAAGGGCGCTCCTACTGCTATGGCCTTCAAAGAATCAGCCAAGACTGCCAAAAAGAAATAAAATCTGTGCAAATGACTGAAGAAACCCAAAAGCGCCCTGTTGGAAGACCATCTACCTATGACCCCGCTTATTGTGAGCAGGTTATAGAGTTGGGGCGCATTGGTAAGTCTATTGAGCAAATTTGCTTCCATTTGCATACGCCAGTAAGAACTTTGTACGAATGGCGAGATCGTCATGAAGAGTTTTCGCAAGCCTTGGAAGAAGCCAAGACATATGAGCAGGCATGGTGGGAAGAACAAGCGGCTGCTTACATGGTCGAGAACAAGGAAAGTGACCGCTTAAATGCTTCTTTGTGGTCGCGCTCAATGGCTGCTCGATTCCCTAAAAAGTACCGTGAAAGCACAAAGACTGAGATTACAGGCGCTGATGGCGCACCGCTGATTTCTGGCATTCAAGTCACGTTTGTAAAGTCTGAATGAGCGAAGTAAGTGGAACAATCAAAAAAGCGGAGTTTCCTGAGAAGCTCGCTTGCTTATTTCAGCCTGTCAAGTCTCGGTATCGCGTCCTATACGGTGGTCGTGGTGGCGCTAAGTCGTGGGGCATTGCCAGGGCTTTACTGATTAAGGGCGCTAAAGACCCGATGCGTATTCTGTGCGCTCGGGAATTCATGACCTCTATGAAGGACTCGGTTCACAAGCTCTTGTGTGACCAGATTGACGATCTAAGCCTAGGCGGGATGTATGAAATCACTCAAAACACCATTCGGGGCAAGAACGGGACAGAATTTAACTTTGTTGGCCTGCGGAACAACATTGCTAACGTCAAGTCATTTGAGGGTGTGGATGTTTGTTGGGTAGAAGAAGCGCAATCAGTTTCGGGCAGATCTTGGGATGTACTTATCCCTACTATTCGTAAAGAACAATCTGAGATATGGGTTAGCTTTAACCCTGAACTTGAGACAGACGAAACTTATCAACGGTTTGTGCTGAATCCACCGGACAACTCGGTGGTCACAAAGATCAACTGGAATGACAACCCGTGGTTTCCTGACACGCTACGCCTTGAAAAAGACTCCCTAAAGCTGCGGGATATGCAAGCCTATAACACGGTCTGGGAAGGAATTTGCCGCCAAACTGTTGATGGCGCTATCTTTGCCCGTGAACTTCAGCAGGCAGACCTAGAAAGCCGAATTACAAAGGTAGGATATGACCCATCTAAACCCGTTCACGCTGTATTTGACCTTGGTTGGAGCGATGCGACAGCAATTTGGTTTGTCCAATTCATTGGCATGGAGACGCGCCTTATTCGGTATATCGAAGACTCGCAAAAAACAATTACGGATTACCTTGCTAAGATGCAGACATTCGGGTATGTATATGACACTCTCTGGCTCCCACATGATGCGGAAAACAAAACCCTTGCGGCGGCTGGAAGGTCAATCGACCAAATTGTTAAAAGTGCAGGTTATAAAACAAAGATTATCCCAAGAACTCCAGTAGTTGACAGCATTAACGCAGCGCGTACATTGTTCCGCAACTGCTGGTTTGATAGGGAAAACTGCCATGATGGGCTACAATGTTTACGTCATTATCGCTATGAGGTAGACCCTGAAACTAAACAATTCAGCAAAAACCCGTTGCATGACCAGTACAGCCACGGCGCAGATGCCTTTCGTATGCTTGGATTGATGGTAAACGAGCCTAAGAAACGCGCTCCACCAAGGCCAAGTTATCAAATGCCTAATTCATGGATGGCCTAAATATGAGCGATTCCCAATCGGATTACGATCCAATCATTGACGAGGCTAAACAATTCCTCAAACTTTGCAATGACGCGGAAACAATGAACCGCCAACAAGGTTTAGAAGACTTAAAGTTTGTTTCCGCAGGTGAGCAATGGCCTGTTGAACTACAAAACAGCCGAAACCTTGAATCGCGCCCAATTCTGACCATTAACAAGCTGGACGGGTATTGTCGCCAAGTAACAAACCAACAACGCCAGCAGCGCCCACGGATCAAAGTCCACGGGATGAACAACCAATCAGACGCTAAAACAGCGCAGGTGATTGAAGGTATTTGCCGCCACATTGAAGTGCAATCAAACGCAGATAATGCCTACGATACAGCCTTTGATTACGCTGTTCGCATGGGTTGGGGTTTTATTCGCTTGATTACCAAATACGTTAATGACGAAAGTTTTGACCAAGAAATTTACATTGACGCGGTAGATAACCCGTTTACAGTGTATTTCGATCCAAACTCTACCCGTATTGACGGATCTGATGCTGAACGTTGCTTAGTTACAACAATGATTAGCAAGGACAAGTTTAAGGTTATGTACCCTGGCTTTGATGACGGCAATGGCACATCATTCAGCCAACGCGGAACGGGTGATTCGCAGTCGGAATGGATCACCAAAGAAGATATTCGGGTCGCTGAATACTATTATGTGGTGCATGAGAAAGCCAAACTATACCAATTAAGCGATGGCACTACACAATTTGCAGACGATAAAGATTTTTTTGCAAGGGTAGAGGCTGCTGGCTTGACCATTGAGAATGAGCGAGACAGCTACAAGCGCACAGTCAAATATAAAAAGCTAACTGCGATTGAGGTGATTGAAGAACGTGATTGGCCTAGCCGTTACATTCCAATCGTGCCAGTTTACGGTCGCCATGTGGTCGTGGGTGACAAGCGCCACAAGTTTGGTATTGTTCGCCACGCCAAAGACGCGCAGAGGATGTACAACTTCTGGCAGACAACCATTACTGAATCGGTTGCGCTGGCTCCTAAAGCTAAATGGCTGATGGCAGAAGGCCAAGACGAGGGCCACGAAAACGAATGGGCAGCGGCTAACGTTAAGTCGTTCCCGTTGCTGCGATACAAGCAAACCGACATTGACGGTAACCAAGCGCCACCTCCACAACGCTTACAGCCTGAACCGCCTCCAGCAGGCGTTATGGCGGCTTCACAAGCCATTAACCAAGACATTGCCACCCTGATGGGCATTTACGACCCTTCACAGCAACTGCCAGGCAATATCTCTGGCAAGGCGCTGAACGGTCAACAGCAACAAGTTGACCTGACTAATTTTGACTTTTATGACAATTTAACCAAGTCAATTTCCCATGTGGGTAAGATTATTCTTGATCTAATTCCCAAGATTTACGACACACAGCGCGTAATGCGGATTATTGGTACTGATGGCAAGCCAGATCTAGTGACCATTAACGAAGCCAAGCAAAATGATGAAGGCGTGTTTGAGGTATTGCACGACATGACTATCGGTCAATATGACGTAGTAATGGAAACAGGCCCAGGCTACAACTCTAAACGCCAAGAAGCCGTTGAATCAATGATGCCGCTGTTTACTGGCAACCAAGAATTGTTCCACGTTGCAGGCGATTTGTTGTTTAGAAACATGGAATTCCCAGGCGCTGAAACTATTGCAGACCGATTGGCTGCGGCTAACCCATTGGCTCAGATTGACGAGAAATCAGATATTCCGCCACAGGTTCAAATGCAATTGGCGCAAGGTAAACAGCAAGTTGACCAACTTAATCAGCAGATTCAGGCTATGCAAATGGCAATGAAGCAGCGTCAAGATATTGAGCAAGTCAAACAAGACAATGAAACTAAACGTGAGTTGTTACGTCAGACAGCCAAGGCTCATAACACTGAAACAATGGCTGAAGTTAAAGTTAACGATCAAAATACCCGCGCTATTACAAGCCAAAACAAGACTGAGATTGATGCAATTGTGCAGTTACTGTTGCATCATATGGATACAGGCAGATTACAAAAAGAGATTGAATCGCGTAATGCAGAACAATACGGCGCTATGAATACAGCAGCCCAAGATATTGAATCAGGTTCAAATCCATTGACGCAACAATAAATTCGTGATAGATTAATCACAAACCTTACCCGTCAGGTAGACGGGGAAAACCCTTGAGGCAACTCATGCAAAGTGAAAAAGAAGCTGGTCAGGTATTGACTAGTGAGAATGCAGCAGATTTTTATTTCGCAAAATTAGGCATAGCTGATAAACAAGCACCCGAGGCCGTAGTAGAGGAAACTCCTACGGAGCCGGACACAGAAAGTTCTCAGAGTGAGCCTAGCGAAGAAAATGAAGCAAAACCGACAGAGGAACGTAAACCGAATCCAAAGCTCGAAAAAAGGTTTTCAGACATAACCCGCCAACGTGAAGAAGCGCGTAAAGAAGCGCAACAGGAACGTGAAGCGAGAGAGAAACTGGAAGCCGAAGTAATGGCTTTGCGCCAGCAGTCAGCGCCAAAGGCAACGAATGTAGACGCAAAGCCTCAGCCGAGCCAATTTGAGGATGCTTTTGAATATGCAGAAGCACTCGCAGAATGGTCAACTGAGCAAGCGTTAGTAAAGCGAGATCGAGAGGAAAAGGATCGCAGGGTTGACGAGGAACGCCAAAAAGTCATTCAGACTTGGGCGACCAAAGTAACAGCAGCAAAGTCCGAACTACCCGATTTTGACGACATGGTGGCATCTAGCGATGTGGTCGTTCCTGACCATGTACGGGATGCGATTTTAGAAAGCGATGTGGGGCCAAGAATTCTTTATGAATTGGCTGATAACGCAGAACTGGCTAAAAAGATCACCGGAATGTCGCTAAGTGCTTCATTGCGCGAGATTGGAAAGTTAGAAGCGCGTTTTGAGAGGAAAACTGAAAATGCGCCTAGTAATCCTGTGGGTAAAAGTAAAGCACCACCCCCGATCAATCCGATCAGGGCATCTGGAAATTCTATGGGTGTACAGATAGACGCAAATGGAGCGTTTCACGGCACTTATCAGGCATGGAAAGAAGCTCGCAAGGCCGGAAAGATTCGGTAAATCAGTTTTTTAATTTAAGGAAATGAAATGAGCAATACTCTGCTTACCATTAGCAAGATCACCAATGAAGCGTTGATGGTCTTGGAAAACGAATTGACTTTCACTTCGGAAGTTGACCGTAACTATGATGACCAATTCGCTGTCGTTGGCGGCAAGATTGGTAACACCGTTAACGTCCGCCGCCCTGGTCGTTTCATCGGTACTACTGGCCCTGCTTTGAACGTTGAAGACTTCAACGAAACTAGCGTGCCTGTTACCCTGTCGACTCAATTCCACGTTGATACCCAATTCACCACACAAGATTTGGCTTTGTCGTTGGATATGTTCTCTGACCGTGTGTTGAAGCCTGCTGTGGCTGCTATCGCAAACAAGATTGACCGTGATGGTTTGTCTTTGGCTGCATCGCAGACTGCCAACATTGTTGGTGTTGCTGGTACTCCTCCAACTGGTCTGATTACCTATCTGACTGCTGGCGCTTACCTTGATTCTGAAGGCGCTCCACGTGACGGTCGCCGTTCGTGCATCGTTGAACCCTTTACATCTGCCACCATCGTTGACTCTTTGAAGGGCTTGTTTGTTCCTCAAGAAGCCATCGGTGAACAGTATCGTAAGGGCTTGATGGGCCGTGACTCTGCCGGAGTTAATTGGAAATTGGATCAGAACGTTGTGTCTCAGACATTCGGTTCTTGGTCTGCTAACACCATTGCCTGCAACGTAACTACCGCTACTGGCTTCCTGACTTCTGGTTGGGCACAGTATTCCACCATTGCTTTGACCGCTTCTAGCGCTTCTACTTTGAACGCTGGTGACGTGTTCACTATCCCTGGTGTGTACGCTGTTAACCCACAAAACCGTCAGTCTTACGGCAAGCTGCGTAATTTTGTGGTTCAGTCCACTACTGCTGTCGGCACTAGCGCCACTTCCGTGGTTGTTAGCCCTGCCATCATCACTGCTGGTCAATTCCAGAACGTGAGCATCTCGACTACTGGCGCACAAAACATTACAGCGTTTAACAACACTGGCGTGTCTAGCCCACAGAACATCATGATGCACCGCAATGCCTTTACGCTGGCAGTGGCTGATCTGGAATTGCCTGATGGCGTCCATTTCGCTGGTCGCGCCTCTGACAAGGAAATTGGTCTGTCTATGCGTGTCGTGCGTCAATACACGATCAACAACGACAGCATCCCGACCCGTCTGGATGTGTTGTACGGTTGGGCGCCTTTGTACCCTGAATTGGCTTGCCGTATCGCTGCCTAAATTTAATGGGGCTTCGGCCCCGTTTCAACTTCATTTTTAAAGGAAATCTATCATGGCAAATCCAGGCCCAGCTTCTACCATTGCCGCCCACCCACAGAATGTCTTGTCTAACCAAGCTCTGCGCGTGATCGGCACAATCAAAAACGTTCCCGCTAACGCTGTTGCCAGCTACGCAATCCCTATCGCCAATACTTCGGTGTTCCTGTTGCAATCTCTGATTGTGACTAACCTGAACAACGCTGGCGCTGCCGTGACCCCTACGGGTTTGGCTTTGGGTGTTGCTACAACTTCCGGTGGTTCTAGCTTGTACGGTGCTATCACCGCTGCAAACTTGTCCTCTACCGCTGGCGTGTCTTTGGTGGCTCCTACTGCTCAAACAACTGCAAACACTGTCCAGAACTTGTATCTGAACGTGACTGCGGCTTTGACCACAGCAGTGCCAGGCGCTACTTTTGACGTTTACGTCTACGGCTACGACTTCAGCGTCCCATTCTAAAAATAGGGCGTAATGCTGAGAGAAAAAGCCGTCCTCAAAAGGGGTGGCTTTTTTTCTTTTATCGGTATAATTTCACCATTCTGCAAAGGAATAAATCATGTCTTCAACGACCGTGACCCGTGGTAATAGCCACGAAACTTTCTACATTGGCCCCACTTTGGCTCCCGCTGCTGTTGCCGCTTACACAAGCGCAGTGCAGACGTTTAGCGTCCCTGGCTTGCTGACCACTGACTTGGTTATCGTGATTGGCGCTATTGGCGTTCAAACCGCTGGCATCTTGCCTGGCGAGGCTGACTGCTATACAAACGGTGTTTTGTCCATTCAGTTCTTGAACGTGACGGCTGCCAGTGCAACTCCAGCCCAAGGTCTGTACGCAATCCAAGTGACTCGGGTCGAAGGCCCATTGCCTGCGAATGCTGCCTAATCATGGCTAATACATCTGTAATCCGGATTGGTGGCAAAACTGTGGCGATTAGCGTTACGGCCTCTGCTCACGCTGCGGTACAGTTAACAGCAACGACTAACGATCAGATTAACTATGTTTCGTGCCTGAACACAGGTGCAGTTAACGTGGCGATTCGGTTTAGTCAACTGTCAACTGATGCGGCTACATTGCCTGTTGATGGCACGCCTGGTGACTTTTTGTTGCCTGCTTTGATGGAATTTCCAATTATTTTGGCTTGCCCTCCCATCAATATGCAAAACCCATGTTACGTTACCGCAATTGGCGCAGGCGCTGGCCCTAGCCTTGTTTACTTGACTCCCGCCGTGGATCAATCGTAATGACCAATGCCGCCTCTACGTCTACCATTAACATAGTTCCTGTTCAAGGCATTTTTGGGCCTCAACCAACTTTTACGTTGGTTAACCTAATTGGCCCCGCGGGAACTCCGTTCTATCCTAATATCAATCCCGCGCAATCGGGTTTGACAATTACGGGTAGCACAATTAATAGTAGCGTAATTGGCGGCATCTCTCCTTCCTCGGGGACGTTCACAAACATAGCAACAACAACGGGAACGATTACCAATTCTCCGACTGGCTCGCTTGATCTGGTCAACAAATCCTATGTGGATAACATTGCACAGGGCTTGATTGTCAAAGCGCCTTGCGTTGTCGCCACAACAGCAGACATTACCCTCTCCGGCCTCCAAACGATTGACGGTGTGACCGTTGCGGCTAGTGACAGGGTTTTGGTCAAGAATCAAGCCACAGCGTCCCAGAACGGCATTTATGTTGCTTCTGCGACTGCATGGACTCGCGCCACGGACATGGACACTTGGGCAGAAGTTCCAAGCGCGTTCACATTTATTCAAACAGGCACAACTCAAGGCGATACGGGTTGGGTGTGCACATCAAACCCTGGCGGCACTCTCGGTGTCACCGCCATTAACTTTGTCCAATTTTCTAATGCCGGAGCCTATACCGCAGGCACTGGACTGACTTTAGCTGGCAACGCTTTCAGCATCACCAACACTGGAGTTACCGCTAACTCTTACGGTGCTGCTGGATCGGTTGCTACTTTTACGGTTAACGCTCAAGGCCAACTGACTGTTGCGTCAACCGTTGCCATTTCAATCGCAAACACTCAGGTTACGGGTTTGGGCGCTATGTCCACCCAGAACGCCAACAACGTGGCAATTACAGGCGGCACGATCACAGGAACGCCAATTAGCGGCTCTACGGTTGGTGGCAGCACTATCACTGCATCGATTCAGTTTAGTGGCCCTGGCACTGGTTTAACAGGCACTGCAAGCGGTTTGTCTATCGGTGGAAGCGCAGCAAGCGCAACAACTGCCGGAAGCGTAACCAACAACGTTACTTTTAACAATGGAGGCGCAGGCGGTGTAACCGGATCAACCTTTAACGGTGCTTCGGCTTTAACTGTCAGCTACAACACCATTGGCGCACCCTCAACCACTGGAACAGGCGCTTCGGGAACGTGGGGGATCAGCATCTCGGGTAATGCCGCCACGGTGACAAACGGCCTTTACTCCACTGGTTCATACTCAAACCCCACTTGGCTGACTTCCATTTCAGGGTCTATTGTCAGCGGTGCAGTGGCTTCGGCTACAAACGCAACAAACGCCACAAATGCCACAAATTTGTCGGCTGGAACGGCATATTCCTTTCCTTATCAGTCATCAGCAGGCGTAACCGCTTATTTGGCTGCGGGAACTGCGGGTTATTTGCTGACCACTAACGCAGCGGCGGCGCCTACATTTACAAACCCCGCGACACTTTCGGTCAGTTCGGCAACCACGGCAACCAATCTGGCGGGTGGAATTGCAAGCCAAATCCCTTACCAGACCGGAGCAGGCGCAACTTCTTTTGTCGCTAACGGCACTACCGGACAGGTTTTGACCTCAAACGGTACAAGCGCACCGACTTGGACAACGCCAACCTCTAACGTCACAGTCACTGATGACACGACCACAAATGCAGTGCGTTATCCGTTGTTTGCTGCATCCACATCTGGAACGCTGGCAACAGAATACGTTTCTTCGACTAAATACCAGTTCAACCCGTCCACTGGGCTTTTGACAGCAACAGGGTTTAGTGGCTCGGGTGCTAACCTGACAAGCATTCCTAACGGTGCATTGGTTAATTCAAGCGTCACCATTGGCTCTACAGCGGTCGCTTTGGGTGCTACGGTAACAACCTTTGCCGGACTTGTTTCGGTGACCTCTACGACCTTTGTAGGGGCTTTGACGGGCAACGCAAGTACAGCCACAACAGCGACTAACGCAACGAACGCCACAAACACCGGAACAACGGACGACACGACAACAAATGCCGTGATGCATCCCGTTTGGAAAACCAGCACATCGGGAAACTTGCCGGAATATACGTCTTCCACAAAGTTAAAATTTAACCCAAGCACAGGGGCTTTGACAGCCTCGCAACTTGTCATAGCACCATAAGGATAGATCATGGGAAATCTAGTCTTTCAAGCGGCATCAGGCGGTCAGGTAGCACTCAGTGGCCCAAACACTGCAAGTAGTTTCACAATTTCCGTCCCAGCCGTAACAGGCACATTGGTGACCACTGGAGACACTGGCACAGTTACCACTACTATGTTGGCAAGCACCACAGGATCAGGTGCGGTTGTATTGGCCACAAGCCCTACATTGGTGACTCCTTTGCTTGGCACTCCAACATCAGGAGTAGCAACCAACCTGACAGGACTTCCTTTAACTACTGGTGTGACAGGAACACTTCCTACTGCCAATGGTGGCACAAACCTAACATCATTCACATCAGGCGGTGTGGTTTACGCTTCTAGTACAAGTGCATTGGCTACGGGTAGTGCGCTGGTGTTTGATGGGACGAATTTTCTTGTCAATGGTGCGGCAAGCGGTAGTGCTCTTTCTGGCAGTGCATCTGTTGCGGCGATTCGCGATCTTGCCACCGCAAATGTGGCCTCTTATAAAGTTATTGGTGGTTCATCAAACACTCAGATTGAACTGTTTGGATCAAGCTCAACAACAGGTCTTTGGACAAGCACTAACACCCCAATGTTATTTGCTGTCAATAACACCGAACAAATGCGCCTGACCTCCACAGGTCTGGGTATTGGGACGAGTTCGCCTACAAGCAAATTAGAAATCGCCGCAACAAATGCGATTGTTCAAGCGACAGGGACTACTGGTTGGTCTGGGTATGCTGTAAACAAAACAAACGGCTCATTGATTGTCGGTTTAGATGATGGCGGAACTTTTGGCCAAGCAGACGGGTCGGCAATCATCCGCAATGCTTCTGGCAAGGGGCTGTACTACTACAACAGCACAACGCTCCGACTGGCCCTCGACTCCTCCGGCAACCTCGGCTTGGGAGTTACTCCGAGCGCTTGGAATAGCGCTTACAAAGCGTTTGACGTTTCAAATTGGGCCAGTCTTGCTGGAGAATTCACCACTCAGGGCAGCGTCACGCTTGCCGTGAACGCTTTTGCAAATTCAACCGGATACAACAACTGGACATATCGCAACAACGGAGGCGCTACACGCTACAAACAAAACGACAGCACCCCCGCATGGTTCACCGCCCCCTCCGGCACAGCAGGTAACGCGATTACGTTTACTCAGGCGATGACGCTGGATGCGAGTGGGAATTTGTTGGTGGGGACTACAAGCATTGGAGCTAGCAAAAATTACTTTATGTTTAGCCCAGGAAATGCGTTTGGCGATTTTTCGCACGAAAATGGTGTTGCTTCTGGAATTCAATTTACACGGTTCTTGTACGGCGGCAGTTCAATTGGCTCTATTTCACAATCAGGCACAACGGCAGTTCTGTACAACGTCACATCTGACCAACGCTTAAAAGAAAACATTGTTGATGCTCCTGAGTTTGGTAGCGTAATTGATGCAATCCAAGTCCGCAGCTACGATTGGATTACTGACAAG